TTATTCATCTAACCACCCCAATTCCTCAAACTGTTTATTGATAGCTTTTAACATTGCTTTATCCGTTTTAATTGCGCTATTCCATGCGTTGTGGTAAGTGAAAATACCTTCTTTGAATTCAACTGTAAATATATCAAATCCGCAATCATCATCTTCACTGCCTATTGCTTTTTCATAAACAATATGATCCACTCCATAGCAAATTGATGTATTTTTTCTAAAACCTAACTCTTTGAACATTTCAACTGCTGTCATTCTATCCACCCCAGTTCTTTACATTGCTGATTGATTGCTTGAAGTTCTCCAATGAAAACTCCATTACCATTTATTTCAATAAATCGTCCGTTCTCTGTATGAAACTTAATCCAATCTTTGTTTTCTTCGTTTTTATACTCGATTGTTTTTAATTTACCTTCTGTATATTTTTTTGTTAATGCAGTGTATCCTAATTGTTCAAACATTTCTTGTGCTGTCATTTAAACCACCCTCTCTCCTCACAATAGAGATAAATAGCTTTTATTATATTAGGACTGAAACTGACTTCATAATGTTCGTCACAAAGACAAATCGTTTGAGTATCTTCATAGAATTTAAGTCGGTCTCTCATTGATACAAAACCAACCACATTCTTACTCTCATAAAATTTAGAGAAACCATTTTGTTCCAATAACTTTTCAGCTTCCATATCAATACCCATTCTTAAGTCGTTCGTAATTGATTTTGTTTTTGTTAAGATATTCTTGATAGATTTCATCAAATTTGAAACCTAATAGTCCACTTAAAATTAATAAATCAGTTAATTTACAATTATTATCTAAAATTTCACGAATAGCATGACTTAAAGGCAATAATAAACGTACATAATATTCATCTATATCATCTTCATAGAAATTTAAAATTACTTCAATGCTTTCATTATTTTTGTATCCGTAACACATTTCATAAGTCATAACAAAATGGTACACATCCACTAATTCCTCTAATACACGTTTTTTATCAACAGGTTTTTGGGTTTTCTTCCACCAGCACCAATCCCCTTTTAATTCATGTGTTAATTCTCCTAATTCATCAATAATCGCTAACTCTAATTTTTCTTCTGTCATAGCTTCTTCACCGAACTCATTTAAAATATTTTCGTTCAATGTTCTTTGCATTTGAAACATTTCTTTTAACTGTTCTCTTATTTTCATAATTTCTTAACCTTTCTTAATGTATTTTTTCATATATTTTTGTTTTTCATAATTACTAGCATGCTAGGAAAAGCTGCACTATTTTTAGCAACTTTTCCTAGTTCAAACTTTATTCTTCCTTTTAAAAACCTAACTTCATCTAACGTTGCTTTTGTATTTATCAATGCTTTGTATAAGCACAAGCAAATGACAATTAAAACCAAAATTATAATTGTTAAAACATAATACATCTTAGTTTCCTCCTTTACAGCAAAGTTAATTGTTGATAATTTTTACTAAATTCTTTATCGATTTTTTTAAGAAGATTGATAACTTCTCTTTGATTTCTGCAATGTTGTTGCTTTACATATGTTTTATCCCAACGAACCCATGAAACATTATAATAAAACTTTCCAGTATGATTTATGATGAGGTTTCCGTCTTTCCACTCATACTCAATATCTTGATAGAAAATCCTAACATCCTTTGGATGTTTGTAAGCTGAACATTCCAAAACAACATCATCAACACACCCGATGCAGGGTATATTGTTTTTATTTAAAAACTCGGTTATTTTATCGAACTCTTTAACCCCATCTAAACTAATAAACAAAATTCATCATCCTTTAAACCCAATTTTTGTATGATCCATATTCCCGAGGACAGCCTTAATGCTGTTTGGTAATGCCTGCAGTTCTTCTTCATGTTTAACTCTTGCACGATAACTTCTTTGGAAGTTACTTGCTACAACCGAGTTAAGCTCGTCAATGTTCATCATGCACCATTCTTTTAAAACAGAAGGACTTCCTACAATTTTTTGAACAGTAGGAGGAAGCTTTTTGAACTCCTCCTCCGCATGATAACCACTATTTTCAAGCGCCTTATAAACCAAGTTCCATGCTTCTTGTTCTGTTAAGGAGTTGTTAACTGTTGAAATCTTATGGATCATAGCCTTAACTTGACCGATATTAGGAGCGAACTCTCTTGTATCAGAATAAATGATTGACTTGACAGCAGTAGCAACGAGTCCCACTGGTTCATCTTTGAAAGCTTCTGCCCAAAGGTTTAAGAAATCCTGCGATTGTTTAATATCCCAGTTCCTAAAACTTTGAGGATAGTTTGTTTTTAAAATGCTTAATATTTGTCTTGTTTCTTCTAATTTCATTTGAACTCCTCTTTAGAAAGCAAAATCATTAGGATACATAGATTGTTGAGGTTTTTTGTTAGATGATGTATCTTGTTCTTTCAAAGCATAGAATGTCAACCAGTTGTGCATAACGCTTTGTTCGATAATCGCAATCATAGTTGTTTTATCGTTTGAAAGTTCAAATAGGTGTTTGATGTTTAGATCCAATGCATGAGCAGTAAGAGGTTTCTTAACGGTCTTACGCATTTCAATAAACTCACCCAAAGCATTCACAATATCTTCATCCTCAATCTTGCTTAAAATATCCTCAAATTCTTTCTTTTTACTTTCTTTCTTATATATATTAGTATTTAATTTATCTTTAATTGATTTATTAGTATTTAATTGTGCGCTGTTTTGAAGATGTACGTTTTGTACATCTTGCTTATGTGCATCTTCATTACAGCACTCTTGACTATAAGGCATTTCAAAAATACGATATTCCCAGTCTGTTATGTGTTTTCCATCATGGATAGGTTTCCTAATTAAATATCTGTTATCTTCTAATTCTTTTAGAGCACCCCTTACTGATCTTTCGCCATCTTTGACTATTGAAGTTAACCCCTTTGTTGAAAAGTTCCAATCTTCAGGGAGTGAAAACATCAAACATAACAATCCTTTAGCCTTTAAAGATAAATCTGTATTCTTCAAAAGGTGGTTGTTGATAACCGTATACCCCTTTGAGGTTTCTTTTCTAATCGCCATTTTCTTTCACTTCCTATTCTTTCATCATTTCTTTAATGGTTTTTTTCATTTTACTTGCTATAGCTTGTTTAGAAACCTTCATAGAACTCATTTTTGAGACCGTAGAGAGCGAATTGCCATATTTGTAAACACTTAATACTAAACTCAATTTCTCACTCGTGAGAGCCTTTAAATTAGCTTCTATGTTATAGTACGCATCTAGCGACTCGTAAGCTTTTTTACAAGCTTCTGCTTTTTGTTCAAATTCTATTTTCTTTTTAACGTTGTGAGATATAGAAGTTCCTGCATATGAAACAGAACATCCATTAGAAGCTGTTACTCTATCGTAGCGCATACCCATGACACTCGACTCATTGTGAGCCTTTACGTAGTAATCATCTGCTTTTTCGTTAAAATAGTTTGTTTTCTCTTTAAGATAGAAATACATTCTTAAAGCCCCTTCAAACATTTCTACGTCTTTGTTGTTCATTTCTTAACACGCTCCATTCTTAACGTTCCCTCTAATTTTTTTACCTTGCTTTGATAGTTCTGCGCCATTTCTCTATATCGCAACATATTTTTTTTAGCTATTTCAACTTGATTTCTTGACTGATTTGTTTCTTCTTTTAACTCGCATACTCTTTTGTTGAGTTTTTCAACAGAATATTTAAGTACTTCATTTTCTTTTTCTAGAAGATCATATTTTTCTTGAAGAGATTTATAATTGTTTTGAAGTGGATAATAATTTTGATTTGCCCAAATTTCTATTTTTTGTTTAACTAAATCTTTGAATTCACTCATAACGGTATATTCTTCAACCCCTGCTCAAAAATTGAATGACGTTGAAAACCAAATTCTTGATATTTGTTTCCTTCGACTGTGTAATAGACATCAGCATCAACCTCACTAGAAAAGTAATCATCTTTAATTCTTGAAATTGTGACAATCTTTCCGTAATGTTTTGCTAACGGTTCATCAACAAGATATCTTTGACCGACCTTATACTCTCTATCGACATATTTTATAGGCATATTTAAAATTCTCCTTTTTCGATATACATATCGTGATAAGTACATGCAACAGCCATTGCTTGCCAAATGTCTTTTTTAAAGCCATAGAAGAAGCCTTTGTCTTTCTTTGTTCCTTTTCCCTTGTTGGGAGTATCAGGAGCAAATCTATCAACTAAAGCTTGTACAATGTTTGAGTCTTTGGCTTTCATTGTATGACATAGGCACATCTTCTCGTCTTTTCGATAGATGAAGGTAGGATTTACATTGCTGTATCTCCTAATAGCTTCATAAAACCTACCTATCCAAACGCAGGTGTCAAACACCGTTTTACCTACTGACATCCCATAACTAGCAACCATTTCGATTGCTACATCACACTTGATGTTTTCAAAAAGGAACAGCTCTGTTATCTTGTTCATAAGTGATTCGTTTGTACATTTATCAAAGTCTATTGGTTTTAAATTATCATCCAAAAGAACATAGGCGGAAAACTCATTACCTGGATCTATTGCAAATATCACTTTTAAAATGGTTCTTCCTCTTCTTGGGCAAATGGGTTCTCATTATCAAGGTCAGTTTCTAATTCTTCTTGAAAACTTGTTTCAACTTTGTAATCAGTAATAGGGCAATTTTCATTTTCTACTTCTTCATCTTCTGCAGGAACTTCTTGTTCTTGTTTTGGTTCTTCTTCCACTTCATCAGAAACCGCATCAAGAATTGTTTTGAAAATGCCTTCTTGAACTTGAAGTTCAACTTCATGGTCACACGTATTGAAAGCCAATGACACATGAATGTTTAAATCATCATCAACGACGTTACTATCTGCAATTAAATAATCTTCATTTTGAAATACTTCTACATCTTCAAATCTTCTAAAGTATTTCATATCATCATCACATAGCATTTTATGTGTAAGACTAGTCATTTTAGCAAGTTGACAAGTGTCGTCTTTGTCAATGCAATATCTGAATTTTGCATTGTTCAAAATATCATTGATTTTAGCCATATAATTAATCATTTGTTCAATGACCAACGCATCATTTTCTCTTAATTCAAAATCTCCGTTAGGTAATTGCGAAAGAGTGTATGATGCATACTCGTTGAAGTTATACTCCATAGTGATACGTTTCTCACTCTTTTGATAGAATTTTCCACTTCTATAAGGTGTATAGAAATATAAAAATCCGTAATTTCCGATAATATATTTTTGTTTTGCCGACTTTTGAATGTCGAAAACAGTTTTTAAAAACTTATACAAATGTTTTTCTTCTTTAACAATCTTCATAACTTTTCTCCTTTTTTAGAATGGAATATCTCCCATTTGTACTAAAGTTGGTTCTTCTTCCTCTACTTCTTGCGGTTTTTTTAAATTTCCATGATCTACAAAATAAATCTTTTCTATGTTCAAGAAAGAAGGAAATCTTCTTATCCCTTGGCTATCGTCGTAGGGAGTTCCATTTTGGAAAGCTCCCTTAACGATAATCATTTGTCCCTTTTGACAATACCTATCAACTACTTCGGCATTTTTTCCAAAAGCTGAACAATTGATATAATCAGCTTTTAGATTTCCGTTTCTGTCTTTATAGTCTCTTTGAACAGCTAACCTAAATTTAGAAACTTTTGCCTTTTCGTTCATTTTGTATGTCGGGTCACTTGCTATTCTCCCTTGAAAGATACAAGCGTTAAGCATTAGAATGGTTCCTCTTCTTGAATTTGTTCTTGTGGAACTTCAATAGCATCTTCTTGTGGAGTGAAAGCATCTGCAACACTTGGGTTATCAACATAGTTCTTTGACCCGTCATCATTAATAACTGCCATGTCGCTTTCAAATGCCATTTGCATTTCAGTAGACATATAACCCCATTTAGAAATCAGTTGACGAAGCATTGTCTTTTTAGCCATGGCATCAAAATCTTTTTGCCAGTAACTGCTTGGTGAGTTAAAAGCTTTCGAGAATTTTTTTGCATGGTTTAACATTCTTTCTTTAGACCAGTACATTTTTTTAGTAAGTCCATAATTTAACTCAAACATTGCATAATATCCTACCGTTTCAGCGTTTTCTCTTTGCAATGGGTCAGTAATAGCTTCAAATTCAATTTCTTCATTGAAAGGATCATATTTAACTAGTTCACCTGATTTAACCTCTGCAACATTTAATTTTTTATACATTCCAGTATTGTGTGCTAATTGAATGTACCCGTGATACCCAATTTGAAATTGAGCTTTATTTCCGTAAGGGACTAAGTAATATTGTCCAAATTGTGGTGAAGGAATTAAACCGATACTTTCGCCTTGTAATGCACCACTTAAAATTGAGTTGAAATCACATTTAGCAAGTGCAGGGTTTGTACTAACCGCACTTACGATTGAAGAAATAAATCTTTCTCCTTTTTCTCCACCTACAAGTTTATTTACTTTTGCTGTAACTACTGGACTTGTCATAAAACTGCTGAATGTTGTGGGAACATTCTTTTTTTGCGTTCCTTTTGTAAGTTGACTTGATACTGCCATTATTTTTTACCTCCAATTTTTGATAATCTTTTCTTGATTTGTTTAGCTTGATAACCTTCTAAAGTTTCATTTGCTTTAACATAAGGAATTTGTGCATCTATCCAAACATCATGTTCGGGATCATATCTTTTACCTTGATGTTGTTGTTTAATTTCTTTGATTGCCTTAATGGCATTTCTTCTTTTGACACCTCTCATGAATTTACCCATTGTTGACTTTACCTCCACTTAATTTTTCATATTCCAAACCGCCATACACCGCTAATTGTTTAAGAAAACTCGATACTGTTTTGATAGTTCCAAAATCTCCCGCAATTCTAAATGTGTATTCGTATTTATCTCCTTCGTGACCTTTAGGAGTTGCTTCTACTGTTTGAACGAGTTGAGGAAATTTAGGCTCATATATTTCTTGAACCGCTTCTTTATCTTGTTCAGATACTTCTGTATTAGAAATAACGCTTTGTGGAGCGACATTTTGAGATTGTTCGACAAATTGTTGCTCTTTTGCTTTTTGTTCCTCTAAAGCTTTATTTTTAGCTCTTTCGATATTAAGCTGAATATTTTGAATATCTCTAGTTACTGCGTTCATAACATCTGCAATATCGCTTCCATTATCTAAAAATCTAATGTATGTTGCAGAGTCTAAGGGTTCAATTCCTGCTGACTTACATTGAACTTCAATAAAGCTCTTGATTGACTCATGAGATTTAACTAAACGTTCATATGCTTCTTTTAAACGATTGATTTCAGCTTCGACCTCTTGTTTAAATTTAGTAACTTGATAGGTTTTGTTTTCCCACCATTTCTTGTTAAACATGAAGTGATTAGCATATTCTTTAGGCAATCCTTCTTGAATAGCTTTTTCTAACTGTTTATTTACATATTCAGCTTTTTCTTTTCTACGAGCTTCTAAATCTTCAAATTCAAAAGTAGCGATTGAACTTTTCATTGTAGAAACTACTTGATCAATGACTTCTTCTACTTCTTTACATTCTTTTTCGTACTCGTTGAAGTTAGAAAGAATTTTTAATTTTAAATTCTTACAATCATTTTTCATCAAAGTTTTATTCTTGTTTAAATTAGAAATTTCTTTTTTAGCAAAATTGATATTATCTCTAGTAATGACTAGGTTTGCTCTTTCTTTGATTTTGGGAATAACGTTTTCTTTGAACTCTTTAATGTTAGATGTGATTTCAGCAACCTCTGCATCAGCTTTTAATTGCACATCAGTAGCAACTTCATGTACAACTTCCTCTTTTTCTTCTACAACCGCATCTATAGGTTGAGAGTCATAAGCAGATGTATATGATTGTTCTTTTTGTTGTGGAGCAGGTTCTTCTACATTAGGAACAATCGCATCTTCAATTTCTTTTTTAACAAATTCATATTTAATACATCTGTTTTGCATTTCTTCACTCACTTCTACCAATGGTTTCCCGTGAGCGACGTTTCCTTTTAAGAAAATGATTTCTGAAATACCAATAAATTTCATTTTATTAGCAGGTTCTCCGTTTTCTAAAAAGATATTATTCATACTTAAATAAGTTACAACATGATTAAATTCTTCTGCGTTGTAAACTGTGATTGCTATTTTACCGTCAATAAATAACTTTAACTTATCCATGTTTTTTCTCCTTAAAAACTATATTTTCTTTCTACAACAGCAGGTTCTATATCTTGAATTACCGTATTCCAAAATACATCTGCATGTTGTTGGATATATTCCATATCCTCTCTTACATCCTCTTTGTTAATAACAGCCCTTCTAGTTTCTCCGTGAGGTTGTTTGCCCCAAGGTATTTCTAAATGAGCATATAGAACAACTCTATCAGCACCAGTAACAAGTAAATACCAAAGACATTGGCAATAGTAATTGAATGGGATTTTCTCGTTTCCGTCATCATCTACACCCCAATCTTGCAACATTGCATAGTTTTGAATTGTACTTGTTTTGATTTCTAGAATTGTTAGCTTTCTGTCCTTGTCAATGTATGCTCCATCAAGATTTGCTCTCATATAAGGCTTATCTTTTCGATAGATAGAAATAGACTTAACATCCACCACTTTTACTATTTCTTTTCGATATAGAGCATAGTATTGATCTACAAGAATAGGTTCCATTAAGTTTCCAGTTTCGATTGCTTCACTGTCTAGTTGTGCAGGTTTGACTCTCTTTGTTTTTTCAAGCCATAGTTGGTGCTTGCTCTTATATTTGTTCTCACCCAACATACTAGCAATGTCGCTTCCTCCTAAACCATTACCCCTTAATTTGTGCCATTCTTCTTCATTGCTGAAATGAACAACATTACATTTAGGGAACAGAGCTTCATAACTTGTATTTATGAATTTCATCTATTTTCCTTCAAGCTCTTTTAACTTTTTTTCAAGTTCAGTTTTTTCACTTTCAAGCTCACGTTCATAATCTAAATCCACACTATCTAAATGGTCTTTACAACTTAAGCAGAACAATTCACTGTTGATGTTGGAAATTTTTTCCTTAATCTTCCCTATCTCCATTTTCTTCTTCCTCCATTTCAAGATATTTTTCTTTTAACAACTCACATAATTCATTACAACATTTGTCAAATGCTCCACTAGCAGGTTCAAAGATTTTTCTAATATCTTTTTTTGAAATGCCAAAATTTTTTGCAAGAAAATCAGCTCCGTTATTACAAGTTCCACCTTGAATAGCCATGCCGAAATCATCGTCTTCATCAAATCCAACAGAAGCAGACAATCTAATAACTGGTAAATATGGTGTTCTGTTTCTAGGCTTTTTTACTTGTCCTTTTTCAATAACAACTGCGTTTACATCTTTAGCTCCTGCATCTTTTAATGCTTCAACGATTTGTTTTAATACTTCATCCATAATTCTAATTCTCCATTCTTATATAAATTTCTTTGTATTTAACACCAAAGCTATTGCTTGGATGTTCTACCCATACGTCAATAACGTTGTTCTTGACAGCTCCTCCACAATCTTCTGCGACATATATTTGACCGTCAATTTTAACCTTGCTTCCGTATGGTATAACTGTTGGGTCAACAGCAATTGTATGGTTTATTTGAGCTTTAACTCCCGTAGATGTCATATCTCCGTATTCATCCTCATTCATCCAATACGCTGTAATTCTAAAGACACCCAATGATCTTCATTTTTGTAGTTCTTCTACTTGACTTTGTAGACTTTGAACTTCATTTTGTGTTTCTTGCATTTGACCTAGTAAGTCATTGTAAGTGTCTTTTAAAAGTGTGTTTCTTGCTTTTAAGTCAAACACTTCTTCTTGACTGGCTACGATTTCATTTTGCAAACATTGGCCATGTAAATACATTCCGATATTTGCTGAAAGTGAAATTCCTAATGCAACTGCAAGAACTTTTGCTTTATTTAATTTCTTTTTCATGAAACCCCTCCTTGTAATAATTTCTTTTGAGCATCAACTAGCTTTTTACAATCCTTTGCTTTTTCATAATTGCTAACATCTAACCCCGCATAATCTTTTTGAAAATCAAGGATTTCTTGTTGAGAAAATTTCCAACCATTGCCTAAATAAATAGGTTTCAAAATGCCTAGCTCTATGAAGTTTTGGAGTTGTTTTTGAGAAATTCCCAAGTCCTCTTGAACTTCCGCCCATTTGAGCATCCTTGTAGGTCTAATTTCCATTATGCTTTCCCCTATAGCCTTCTAATTTAATGATTGCTTCATATCTAATCTTTTCTTGTGCTTTTGACAAAACTATAGACGCTTCATCAAAAGTCACTTCTTCATCAGCAATCAATTCAACTATTTTGTTAGCAATTTCGTTTAGGTCATACTTTTTTGACATTGGTTTTCTCCTCCTAAACATCTAATGACAACTGTTCAATGATTTTTTTATCAGCATATGATAATTGCCAATTTTCAATAAATTCCAATGCCTTATCAAAGTCTTTTACCCTTAATTGACTTCTAGTTTTAATTTGAATATATCTATCTAGATCACGATTGATTGAACGATATAATTGAGAATTTTGTCTTGGGTGTAACTCCCAACCTAATTCTTTTTTGACACGTGCAACCTTTCGTTGAACAGCCTTTGAAAGATAGTTATATTGCCCAGGTGTTAGATAAGAATTTTCTTCTAACTTAGTAATTCTTTGCTCTTGCTTTTCAACCTTCTCATTTGTTTGGGTTTGGGCTTCAAAGACTAGCTTTAGAATTTCCATTGGATCAGTAGGCAAATTAGCCTTTTGCTCTTTTGATTTAAAATAATGTTCAACCAAACTGTCATACACTTCTCATGCTTTATCGGTGTTCAGAGATTTAGCATGAAGGAATGCTCCTCGTTCGGTCCATAAATACAATTGATTAACTCTTTTTAACGAATCATCAAATTGATGACTTGTTTTAAAGTCTTTTAAAACCTCACCTTGCAATAAGAAATAATGTTTTCCTTCTTGATATCTTTCTTTGTTTCTTGCAAAGTTATTAGAAATGATACGATTATCAGTTCCATAACTGTCTGCTAATTGTTGAGTTAGCAAAACTCTTTGTTTTTGAAGCTCAATAACTTGTAAATTCATAAGTTTCCCTCCTTTTTTTGTTTCATTTTGAAACATACTAATCAAAAAAAATAGATGCTACTGTTGTATGGTAATAATTAGCTATTTTTATTTTTATTTCATCTTTAGGAACCCTAACACCCGCTTCGTAAGAGTTAAGTGCAGAAAATGAAATTCCTAATTCAAAACATACTTGCTCTTTCGTTTTATTACCACGCAAAGCAATTAATTTATTTCCTATTTTTTTCTTATTCATAATCTCACCTCCTTGTTGTTTCGTTTTGAAACCACGAACCCATAATACCATTGACTACATATTGTGTCAACACTTTTTGAATATTTTTATTTACTATGACACGTTTTGTGTTATAATTTGTATTGAAAGGAGGAATATATATATATGTTATTAGGCGATTATATTCAAAAATTACGTAATCAACGTGGTCTATCTCAACAAGAATTTGCAGATAAACTAGGAATTGGTAGAAGTACTCTTGCAAATTACGAGCAAAACAAGAGAAGTCCTGATTATGAAACTTTAATTGAAATATCAAAATTTTTTAATGTTTCAATTGATGAATTGTTAGGAGTTAAAAGAAAACCGTTTGATGTTTTTAAATTTATTCTCAAGGATTTATCAATTGATAAAGAAACCGAAATAGCATTACACAACAATAGCATTAAAGAAGATGCTAGAAAAAAATTGTTAATTGATAGCGGGATTTATAAGTATTTCAAAGAAAATTCCGACAAATTTTATGATTGGCAAATTCAATCAAAAGAATCGTGCAACATACTCATAAAAAAAGCTCAAGAATCCAAAGAAATAATAAACAATCTTGACGATAGATTTATCAATATTGACAAAGATTCAGCAATCAAGTCATTAGATGAATATGTAAATGATTATATCCGTGGTTTTGATACAGATGTAGATTGTTTTATATGGGAATTAGAAGATATTACAGAAGAAGATGAAAAGCGCCTTTCTAACGTAAATTCACTTGAGTATAAAATAAAAGCTTTAGAAAATGAGTTTATTGGCTATGACTTTTCGAATAAGTCCAAAGAAGAAATAGAATTAATTTATGATGTAATGAAATCAAAATTAAATCATAGCCCTGAATCAGGAGGTAAACAATAATGGATGAAAATATAATTATATCAGCATTAGAAGCTATAGATGAAAACGGTGTTAATTTAAAGGTTGCATCTATAAAAGAGATAAGAGAGCGTACTGGCTTAAGTCTTCCTGATGCTAAAATAGCTTTAGATGAAGTGTTAAACAATCTTGAATATTATCAACAACAATATGGTTTTCCAAAAAATCAAGAAGAAGTAGTTGAAGAAACTGAAACTCTTGATTATGACAACATGAGTGTTGAAGAATTGAAAGAACAAATTGAAAAGCAAAAATTAATAAATGAGCTTAAAGGTTTGAAAGGTGAACCAATTGAACGACCAAAAGCGGTTGCTAAAGCTAAACCAGTTTCAAGACCTGCACCTGCACCTAGACCTAATGTTAAACGTTGTCCTAAATGTAAGAGTGCGAACATTGAATTGGTAGATGATGATGTAAAAGATGTTAAGAAAAGTACATCAGTAAATGTCAACCCATTAAAACCATTTACAGTATTCAATCATAAAGAAAAAGAAAAGAAGAAAAAAGTTAGAAGTAAGAAAAAAGTAGCAATGGCTGTATTAACTGGCGGAGCATCACTACTTGTTACTGGTGGTACTAAAACTACAGTACACAAAAAATTCGTATGTAAAAATTGTTATCATACGTGGTATGAAAAATAAAAAAACGTCACTTCCAAATTAATGTGTCAATAGAGAAACGGAAGTGACATGAGGATGTAAGAAAGGATAACCAATTTGACGGTAAGGTTATTCTTCTTACTCTCCTATTATACACTAAAAATAATTGGAGGTAAATAAAATATGTCAATAAGAAAAAGAGAGTCTAAAAAAGCCAAAAATGGCTATGTTTATGAAGTTTTGATTAAATATAAAGACTACATAACAGGAAAAACAAAATGGATAACTAAAAGCGGTTTTGCTAGAAAAGTAGATGCCGAAAGATTTGAAGAAGAAACAAAAGCAAGGTTAAAAGAGAATATACATTTGAAAACCGAAAAGCGCACGTTTGATGATGTGTTTCAAATATATATTGTTAATGATCCTTTTACAAAAGAAACTACTAAATTTGTTAGAAAATCCGTCTATAACAAACATTTGAAAGATACTATAGGGAAATGTGATATTGCAAAGATTGATTATGAATATATTCAAAATACATTGAACGAATTAGCTAAAGTCAACACAAAACAAACAATTGAAGGTATTTATAAAATCATCAACGGAGTTTTTACTTTCGCATATAACAATAACTATATTTCAAGAAAACCATATGTAAAATTAAAACTTAATGGGATTAAGACACAAAGTAAGAAAAAAACTATTACACTAGAAGAATTTAATAAGTTTATTGAAAGATATAAACATCCCGTAAAAAACAATGTACTTGAAAGTGATAATTATATAGTTGCGCTCTATATCGGCTTATATACGGGCATAAGAATAAGTGAATGTATAGCTTTAAAGAGAGAAGATATAGATTTAGTGAACAATGTAATGTCAATCAATAAACAAATTCAAACAATTGGAGGAGTAACAAAAATAACAACTTTGAAATCAGAATCAAGTTATCGTGAACTCCCTATTTCAAATGAGCTACATGATATTTTAGAAAATCATTTTAGGAAGTACCCTGAAAGTGAATATGTTATTTTTGGTAGAGATATGAATTATGTAAAATCTCAAAAAATTCGTAAGTCTCTTAATCGTACTTCTGAAAAATTAGGAATACCATTTCACTATCATATGTTAAGACATATGTTTATAACTCAACTTTATAACAAAGGTGTTGATATTAAGGTTGCTCAATCCCTTGCAGGACATTCGAGCTATCAAACAACAGCAGATATTTACACCGAACTGGATCAACAAAAAACAGCTAATTTCAACACATCAAGCTTATACAATTAA